ATAGGGTGACTATGCCATTCACAACCGACATATCGACATATATTGGATTAGTGCGCTTGCGGATATTTGACCGCGATATTGCTAATCCTGTATTTCAGGATGAGGATATTACATCAGTCTATAATACACTTGAACGGCAATCAATTAAACGCACGGCAGCGTTTTTCCTCGAAACAATCGCAACACAAGAAGCGTTAATCCTTAAAGTCATCAAAAATCTTCAACTAACAACAGACGGGGCAAAACTAGCGGATAGCTTAATGAAGCAAGCGGCTGATTTGCGTTCACAAGCTGATATTGAAGATAGTTTTGGGAATGATGGGGCATTTGATTGGGCGGAACAGGTATTTGATGTCTTTAGTGAACGTGAATTGATCCTAAAAGAAATATTACGCGATAATGCCTAACTCATTAATCAGCCCTAATTTAATGAAACACGTTGCGCGGTTTCACTTTCTAAACACTGTTGACGTAGCGCGGTTTACTGTTGTGTATGATAGTTCAAATGAGCCGGTTGAGACATGGGTTAATGATCCTTTGCTGCAAGATTTACTAGCATACATTGAGCCGTTTGACAGTCGAATTGAAGTTCGGCGCGCGGATCAAACGATTATTGAAAATGGTTGGCATATCTCATTAGCAGCATTTTATCCTACAATTAAAGAAATTGACAGGGCAACGGATGAATTGGGCCGCGTTCACAATATTTTAGGCGTAGATTTTGATGCATTCCACACCCAAACGAATTTAATTACAGAGATTATTAATGCTTAAAGCTAATGTCAAGTTAATAGGTGAAAAAGAGCTGTTAGCAAAATTCAAAGCGTTAAGTAAAGCGGCGCAAGGGCAACATTTGTTACACGCAACACAAGCGGGAATTTTGCCAATTCAGAATGAGGCGATTGTCAAGGTTGCGAAAGATACTGGCACGTTAGCGCGATCAATTCACACAGAAACCGTCAAAGCCAGTAATAGCTATGCAGAAAGCGCAACTGGTACTGATGTAGTGTACGCCGCTCGTATTGAATTTGGATTTATGCAAGCGGATAGATTAGGACGGCATTACAACCAACCCGCACAACCATACATGCGCCCGGCATTTGACACGAAAAAAAGCGCGGCTGAAAATGAAACCAAAGCGGCTCTTTTGGATTTGATTAATGCGGTAATTTAATGGCAACATTCTCAGAAGCATTAAAAGATTTGATTAATTCGGTAGCGGGTGTTACGGCATTGATTGGTGCGCTTCCGACAATGCGGTATTATCCGGTTAGATTGCCAACCGCAACAACGCCAGTGTATCCCGCCATTACATATCAGAGCATTGATGATACATCGGTTTACGCGCATTCGGGTTACTCTGGATTGATTAATATCCGCGTGCAATTAACAATTTGGAGTAAAACGTATGCGAGCGGAGAATTAGTAACGGCGGCATTGCGCGCGGGATTGAATGCTTTTGTAGGAGTTGTGAGTGGTGTAGAATTTGACCGAATTTTTATCGAAGGCGGTATTACGGATTTTGAAGAAACAACACAAATCCATCAAAGAACGCTTGATCTTTTGATTGGCTATGTTGGATGATTGGAGCAAGCAATGATAATCGGTGCAACGCTTTTGACGGCATTGGGTGCTGCTGTGTTGGCAACAATACTTTTTTGCTTAATTACGCGCTCGTGGAACTGGATAACATTTGTTGCATATGTTGCGTATGGGGCTGTGTTGGTATTTGTAGCGCTTAATGGGCCTATCCGCATCGGGACTTGATAATCCGGCTGTGTTAGGGGTAGCGGTTCAGGAGAATGGCTCCTACGAGGTCAAAAATCACTATACCGTGTAAGGCTTTCACATTATGTAAAGTTAGGAGACTTTAGACTATGGCACGTACCACACTAGTCAAAACGGCAATCAATAGCGCGTATCCAGCGCTGCCGATTGTCGCACTATCGGCAGATTTGAACTTTCAAGCGTCAACGGGCGCAAGCGGTACAAACGGTAATCAATTTGCGTGGGGGGATGCGGCTAGGCTTTTGGTTATTGCTATTAATACGGGTATTACAGGAAGAACGGTTACTATTTCATCAAAAGTTGATCCATTCAATCGCACTGGCGATATTACTGCATACGCAGTTGCGATTGGAGCGTTGGCCGCGCCTATCGCAAGCGCATGGATTATTGAACGCACTGGATTTTATCAAAGTGATGGGATGTTGTATCTTGAAGCTAATCACGCTGAAATTAAATTTGCGGCTATTGCGATTTAGTTTTAATGGATTGAAAGTGAGAAACAAACATGGCAGCTAGTGTAGCCGTAAATGCATTCGGAACATTACTAAAGCGTAATGGTACGACCATCGCAGAGGTAACCGACATTACCCCTCCCGAATTGTCGCGTGACACAGCAGAGGTAACACATCACCAATCACCTGGAATGTGGCGCGAATTTTTGAAGATACTAAAGGATGCTGGTGAAGTTTCACTATCAATTAATTACATACCGTCAAACACAACACACAATGCCGCAACGGGCTTGTTAGCTGATTTGGCGAATGATACAACCATTGATACTTGGACGCTTGTGTTTCCTGATGCTGGTGCAACTACGTGGAGTTTTGCAGGCATTTTGACCAAGTTTTCAGCTAAAGCGCCGATTGATGATCGTTTGACAGCCGACATTACGTTGAAGGTAAACGGTGTACCAACACTTGCATAGGTAGTTATTATGGAAAATGATCTTAATTTTTTTAGTGATGAAAATGTAGATCGGTTGTTTGATCCATTGACAGCCGAACTTATTAGGAGTGTTACACATATGACAATGCTTACTAAAATCCAAATCCTAGAAGCGCGTAACAATCGCAAAACACAGATCGTTGATGTGCCGGAATGGTTTGCGGATGGTCAAGTTATCATCATTGAACTCTCAGGCAAAGAGCGGGATGCATTTGAAGCCGACATGATCCAACTAGGTACTAACGGTCAACAGAAAATTAACCTGCGTAACATTCGAGCAAAGCTGGTTGCAAGGTGCATTGTAAATTCAGAGGATTTTACAATCGAGCAAAATATATCGGTACCGCCGACTGCTGTGTTGAAGCAAGGCCATACTATCACGCGCATGTTTAATGATGTTGAAGTAAATGATTTGGGGGATGTGAGCGCTAGCGCTTTACAGCGTGTGTTTGAAAAATGTCAGCATCTCTCTGGAATTACAAAAGCAGATGTTGAAGAGTTGGCTGGCGATCTAAAAAACGATCAGAGCGCCGATTTTGGCTTAAACTAACATTGGCGCTTGGTTTTCACAGTGTTACGGAATGCCAATCTGTAATCAATTCAACGGAGTTTGCAGAATGGCAAGCTTACGATTTAATTGAGCCGTTTGGACATGATCGTCAATCGGTTTATTTTGGCACAATTGCCGCAACCATTGCAAACACGCAGCGCTCAAAAAAGAGTGACAAAGCGTTGCAATGGTATGACTTTTTTCCACCGTATGGTCAAGCCAAACACCAAACGACGGAAGAGCAGATTAGTATTGTTGAGATGTTTAATGAGATTTTTGGTGGGCAAGATTTGAGAGGCGAAAAGACGTTAAGCGCTTAGTTTAACGTCTTTTTTAATAGGTGCAACCATTAGCACACTAGCAAAATTGCTTGTCAGCTTAGGACTAGATAGTTCTGAGTACCACAAAGGCTTAACCGATAGCGCGCAAGCGACCAACGGCTTTGCCAAGAGCTTGCTATCAGTTGGTACCGTTGCGGCGGGTGTTGGTATTGCAGCCGGTGCAGCTCTGGTGGGTGTTGGGATTGCTGGCGTTAAAGCGTTTGGTAGCTTTCAAACCGGCATGTCAGAGGTTTTCACGTTGCTACCTGGCATGAGCGCGGATGCAATGGGGGGGATGACAAAGGATGTTAAAGACTTTGTGAAAGAGTTTGGTGTGTTGCCAGATCAAGCAATTCCGGCATTGTATCAAGCGTTAAGTGCTGGTGTACCCAAAGATAATGTATTTTCATTTTTAGAAGTTGCACAAAGAGCTGCTGTTGGGGGTGTTACGTCACTCGAAACTGCTGTTGATGGGATTACATCGGTTATAAATGCATACGGTACGGATGTGTTAAGCGCAACACAAGCCAGTGATTTGATGTTCACGACGGTTAAATTAGGTAAAACGAATTTTGAGCAACTTTCGTCTTCATTGTTTAATGTTATTCCAACCGCTGCCGCTGCTGGTGTTGGATTTGCGGATGTGTCAGCCGCACTAGCGTCAATTACACTTCAAGGCACCCCAACAAGTGTTGCCACAACTCAAATCCGTAGCGCATTAGTTGAAGCGTCCAAAGGCGGTACAAATCTTGACAAAGCCTTAAAGGCTTTGACTGGAAAGTCTTTTCCGCAGTTGGTTGCTGGTGGTATGGATATTGGTACA